CAACTAAAGCAATGTTACGTTCATCTGAACCAACAACTTTCCATACAAAATCATCTGCAGTGGCAATAATTTTTTCAGGGAATAACGATAAGGTTGTATCCAAATTTTTCATTCCTGAATTTTGCAACAATACAGTTGTCAAAGGGGAAATCAATTGTGGTTGAGAACCAAACAATTGAGAGATGTGATTTTTTAAAGTAAGCCCAGACCAAGCTTGCGACTTAGTCATGATAAATTTACCTGCACTCATATTAATTTATTTGTTTTTTATAGTTACTTGTTAATTGCAGATATTTAACGTAACTTTTAAATATCTGGTTTATTATATATTTAACACGTGACCACTAAAGTTGTCATATGTATTAGCATCTTGTTGCCATAATGGAGTACCATTATCCTTTAGTTTTGTTTGACGTGCAATTTTTTCTAAATCTTTTACAGCACTTGATTTAGCAGTTGTCGAGATTTTACTTAAATCTTTAAAACCATTTGTAAGTTCATAAAAATGATACATTCTAATTTCAAATTCTAAAGGATTTTCTCTTCGTTCCTTCATAAATTTATTTTCAAAAGTACCATCTGGAGATTTACCAACAATATCATTAATTGATTTATAAACTTTATCTTGTAATGATTTATTAGGTTTTAAACCTGAAATTAAATCTTTAGATTCATAAATGGTTTTCTTCATTTGTTCATCTAATTTAGCTTGATTAACTTTTTCAGCTTCCAATCTTTCTTTATAAGAATTTGTTTCTTTTTCAATCTCGCGAGCTTTAAACTCTTTGAGACTTTCTAATGATTCAGAAGCATCTTCTAAAATAGCATCTTCTCCTAAATCAATTAGACGATTCATCATTCTATTGATTTTCTTTTCATCTAAACCTTGATTAAGATAATCATCATAAATTATACGTTTAGCTAAATCAATATCATTTTTTAATGAATCTGAATTAATCGTACTAAGATCTTGAATATCTTTTTTAGCAGCACCTATTTTATTTAAATCTAAGTTTGCTAAATAATCATTTAATCTTAACTCTGCTTGAATATCTAATTCTTTATTAAAAACACTTGCAAAATCATCAGCAGATTTAATATCTTTTAAATCGATGTCTAGAGAAGGTAGTAAACCTTGTTCGTGAACAAAAGCAGCTAAAGAAGAATATAAGTTGGAAGAAGACTCACTGCCTTCACTACCCTCTTCTTCAACATCTTCCTCGTCTACTTCCTCTGAACTATCGTCCTCAACGTGGTTATTATTTTCTAATGTAGTATCATCTACATCTGTATTATCATCATTATTTTCTTCTTCATCAGTATTGTCATCTTCAGGAAATGGAAAATTAAAATTTAATTCTTGATTTCCTTCAAATAAACCCATACCTAATTCATTATCGTCTTCCATTCGATTATTTATTATTGTTATGTTTTATTCTAAGTTTGCAAATATACAAAATTGTATAAGCGAAAACAACTAATAAGTTAAATATTATTAGTTGTTCAGATTTCGCCCATAGCGTTTATGTAGTTGATTTTTTCTTAATTCTAGAAATTTGATTAGATTCTTTCTTCAATTCCACATTGTCAGCGTGTTTAGACATATCATTATCTAATGCTTTTAATTTAAGATTATAATCAGCTCTAGCTTTATTTATATCAAATTGAAATTTCTCTTGTTCTAAAGGATCTCCAATACCGTCATCTACTATACCATCACTATCATTTCCTAATTCCGCAACATAACGTCTAGTTTCGTTATCTCTTTGATTTTTCAAATCTTCAAGTTCAAGCTTTCTATTTTCTAATTCAACCATAGCAGCGTTAGCTTCTTGTTGTGTCTTATTAGCTTCTTGTGCTTGTTGAGATTGATTTTGCTGCATTTGTTCTTCAGCAATTTCTAACTTACGTCGCATATCCATTAATGATGGACTAAAATAAATATCCATAATTGTAGTCATAGAACCACCGTTTTGAATAAATGCTTGAGCATATTGTTTAATAGCTTGTTCAAGTTCTATAATTTTAGGAGTATTAGATACTAATAAACCATAATCAGATTCTGCAAAAGTTTCACCTTCCATATTAAGAACCTCAATTGTTTGGTCATCTAATATATATTGAACTTTTTTATTCTCAACATCTTTTAAAGCTATTTTAGCAGTTTCTAAGAATGCTTCCAAAACTCTAATTTTAACAGCTTCGTGTTGCATATACCAATACTCAGTAATATGACTTGATTGATTAACAGATCTTTCAACACCACCAACAGTTTCTCTATTAGAAATTTGACCTTCACGTTGTCTTGATACACCACACAATTCACCCATTTCCATTTTAATGAATTCAAGTAATTGAATGTGTTGTTGTATATAAGCACCAGTTTCCATATCGATAGCTCTACCACCAACAGTATTCATATTACCAGCAAGTTTACCAGTAGATTGACCGTGTTGACCTTCTTTGAATGAATCTACTACAGCAATCTTATTTACTACTGCAAAATGCATCCACTTTTCAATCTCCCAGTTAGCTGGTACTTTAGCTAAATCAAGTTCTAGTATTTTACCATAGTTTGTAGATATAGCTTTATTAAGTCTATCAAACATTGCATCATACATATACTGAAAGTTTTTAGCTCTATCTACTAATGATACAGCCTTTCCTTGATTAGTATTATATATTTGACCAATGATACCTAAATGACCTCTAGATGGGTTATTAGCTTTTACATATTGAACTTGTAAAGGTCTCATTTTAAGATAAATATCTTTACCTAATTTTATACCTTCCCAACCTTCAGATACCCAAAAATCTGTAGATTCTTCACCTAAATTTTTATCTACTTTATATTCTTCAGATTCAAATCTAAATTGTTCATCACCATATTCATCATAGAATTTAATCTTTTTAACTTTACGTAAAGATCTCCATCTAACTTTTAATTCTCTAATATTACCATTTTCATCAGTATAATTATTATTGAAGTAATGACCATTTAATTCAACCATTTGAGTTATACTGCTAAATAATCCTGCAGAATCAGTTCTATCTCTAAATAATGTATGATTATCATAATCATCAGAATAAGTACCTTTACTAGATCTTGTAGAGTATTCTAATAAATAATCTATTTCATCAGGCTTAAGTTCATCATAATATTCATCAACTAGTTGATTAGGTGATTTATGATCCTCCATTATAATAATATCAGCATCTTCAAAACGATTAGAATTACCAGTTCTGATTGCGTGTACTTTTAATGGATTTAATCTTTCAAAAGTAGGTTCTCCGTGAGATATATCGACTAGATATATTTCTTCAGCAACAAGTAAGGCATCTTTAAAACCATTTGTAAATTTTTCAGAGAAGTTTAATTCCTGCCAATAATGTCTAAGAATTTGATTAGCCATTTTTTCACGAAGATCTTGCCAAGTATATTTCATATATTTACCCAACTCATCCATTTTTTGTTTTAACTCATCCTCTTGATAATTCTCTTCTAACATTTTACTAAGTTTTTCAAATAAGAATTTCTTCTTATCATCTTCTTTCTTAGTAATTGCATCAGGATTAGTTACAATAACAGACCAATCAAATCTACGTTTAATTTCTTCACCTACTAATAAGTCAATTTTAGGAACTATAATAGGAATATGTGGAATTTGTTGAGGTACATAACTAGCTTCTAAATGATGTGGATTAACAACTTCTGTTAAATCCTGCATATCTAGAATACCATTATAAAGATTATAATTAATAATTTTATTTTTAAATGTACGTCTAACACCGTCATCGTGATAAAATGAATATTTATCTGAATAATCAATATTATCTTTTCTCCAATCTTTATCTTTTTTATTATATGGTAATCTTTGTCTCGGTTGTTGTATTCTTAAATTACGTCCTTCCATTTATTTAAATTTATTTAACTTTACAATATACAACATTTTAATCTTAATTCAAAATTATTTATCATATATTAATAGTGTATTTGTTTTCCGTTCATAGCGTTTGGTTTATTAAAATTTCTATTAAAAAATTTATCATTTGCTAATGTTTCAATTTGTTTATCTTTATTAGCTATTGCAGATTGTGTTCGTTTATATCTATCTTCTCGAAGTATAAATAACATACCACCTGCAGATACTCTATCAAAGTTACCATCAGAATTCCATTTAATACATTCTTCAATATAAGCTAAACCTCTTATTGTGTGTAGTTTTAATTTACCAGGATTTTCTTCATCTTCTAAAGAAGTATTCATCCAATCAGCTTGTAATTTTCTACCCCATTTGTTTACTTCAGCATTTGCCATTGTACCTTTTGATGTGTTACCATATCCCATATCTTTAGTCATTTGCATATCTTTAAGAATTTGAGGTGTATCACATAATCTAAACAAAGCATTTTTTTTATCAAAGTAACTAAATAAACCTTTTAAGTTTTTCTCGTAGTTAGCAACTGCATTATAGAATTCCAATAACCTTAGTGATATTTCATAAGCTTCTTCTGCTAATCTAGGTCTTCCTGAAAATTCTGCAACAATCCTATCTGTAAATAAATCCATTACTTGTATAGAAAATAATGAAGTACCTGAGTCAGCATCAATAGGGTCAATTCCTGCAATATATCTACCGTGAGCTATTTCACCATTTGCATTTTCTGAAGGCATCTCAAATATCTCTAAACATCCTTCACGATTAGCATTATCCTTATCATAACTTCGTAATGGAAATTTATCATTATTTAATCTCCATTTAAGTTTACCATCACTAGTTCTAACTAATTCTCCAACATAATGTTCAGCTAAGAAGGATTCCTTTCTAATCATTATAGTTTCCAAATAATCTTTAAGATCTGATACTGGAAATACTGTTCCTTCAGTACGCATAATAGCATCTTGTGGAGTAATACATTCCTCAGCTTTCTTTTGAGTAATTGCAGATGGATCTGTAGAACTATATTTAACTAAATGTCTATCTAATAAGATTTCAATTAAAGCTTTAATAACATCAGGTTCACCTATTTGTTCATCATAACAATTTTTACGATTCATATATGCTCCCCAAAAGAAACCACATAAAGTATCACCATTTGCATTTTTATCAAATACATTAGGAATACCATAAACATTATATGCTCCAGGACTATAGAATAGTTTTTCAGAACCTTCAAAAGATCCACCTTCAACTCCACCTGTACCCATAGCAATCATAAATCCAAATGTAGTATTACCATCCTCAACAGCTTTTCTATTTACATTCCAAGCTTTTTCAAGATTATTAAAAAGACCGTCTTCTTCATAATGAATTAAAGGTCCTCTAATACCCCTAGCTTTATCTGGATTATCTTTTAATGATATACCATGCACAGAAGCTAAATTACCTTTACGTACTCCATATTCATCTTTATAACCTAATTGTATTTCTAATGTACTACCTGCTCTATCTACAACTCTCATTCTTTCAAGAGGAGTTGTTTCTGCAATCCAGTCTAAACAATCTACAATCTTACCCCAAATACCTTTATCTCCAGATAGGAAACCTTTATCAGAAGCTAAATGAAAATTAGGATTACCAGAACCTGGATAAACATATATATTACGAGGACTCCAAGATGCAGCTTTAAATGATGCACCTACTCCTCTACATTTTAACATCTTACCGTGTTTACCTCTACGTTTACATTGTTCAACATAGTGGTGAAATAAATAATCTCCTAACCAAGGTTTAGCAAATTTACGAACACGTTCACCTTGAGATTTAGTACCATCAGATTGTGTACCAGCTTGTTCTACTAGCCAAATTGGTGAATAGTTCCAATAGAAATATAACTCTCCAGGAATCCATTCTCCATCTGATTCTCTAACTAAACCGTGTTTCCATCTGTATAGTTCTTGTTTCCAAAACATTCCATACTCTGACTTAGGATTTGGATTAGGTGTAAGATGTGTATATTTACCGTGTTTTTCAAAGAATAAAGCTTTCTCTCTAAAGAAATCCATATCCTCTAATATATGAGGATTAGTTAAATCAACTTCTATTCTACCATCTTCATAATCTTTAGACTTAGGTTTATCTTTAGCATAACCTCTAACATCTTCTGTATTAATTAAATTTTTAATAAAAGTAATTGAACTTATAATATCTATTAATTCTAACCAAACTTCCCTTGGAACTGAATTTTTAATTTCCTTAGTTAAAGGAGTTTGGAATTTATTCATTTTATAAAAAGATTTTATTTCATCCATTCTTCAGAATTTAATACTACAGCTTCAGTACTGAGTATAACTTTAGCAACTGATACTGCATTTTCTAATGCGCATCTAGTTACTTTTAATGGGTCTATAATATTTTGCTCAAACATTGTTTTTTCATAATTAAATAGAGCACCATTATTAGTTATTGTTTGATGTGGTAATGATAATGACATTAATAATTGTTTTTCTAATTCTGAATTTTCTGTATTAGCAATATTAAACATAACTTGTGTTAATACTTTACCCCCACCTTCTACAATACCTTCTTCTAATGCACAAGCTACAGCTTTAACAGCATCATCATATCTATCAAAACGTTCTTTTACTTCCAATTCTGATTTACCACCAACTTTGATGATAGAAATTTTACCTTTAAGATATTCAATTCTTTGTTTAAGTAAATCTTTATCGTGTTCAGCTAATTCTATATTTTTAGATAACTCAATTAAGTTTTCTAATTTATCAGAAACATCTATAGAATCATCTTTAACTAATATACTATTATTTTTAGATATTTTACAAGATTGTAATTTACCAAGAACATCTGTATTATAAGATTTAGATATATCTGTAATTAATGTACTTCCTGTAAAGTCACATAAGTCTTGTAATAAGTCTTTACGATGTTTAGAGAAGCCTGGTGACTTAATAACACATATAGGTAATGATTGTGATAGAACAAAAGTTTCAAGCTTTCTAAGAGTCTGTTCGTGTATATCTTCTACAATTATTAATAATGAATTATTAGGTTCTTGTGTTAATTCAAATATAGGTCTAAAGTTTTCTAACTTTTCTAACTTACCATTAATAATTAGAGTATTAACATTTGTAAATTCACAAACACCCTTAGATTGATTTGTAATAAAATGTTTAGAAAAATAACTTACTGGAAGTGACATTCCTGGTAGTGTATCTAATATATCTTCCATATTAGAACTCTCTTCAATTTTAACTATATCGGAATGATTATAAGCTTGTTGAATAAGTTCACCAATCTGTAAATCGTTATTAGCAGATATGCTAGCAACGTGTTTAATATCCTCATGTTTTAACTCTCGTGAATTAAGTTTTAATTGTTTAATAACTTTAGGTATAATTTCATCAAAAGCTTTATTAATATCTATAGATTTAAAATCTTTTAGATTATTAACAAATGCTGTAGCTAATACTATTGAGGTTGTTGTACCATCTCCCGCTTCATCTGCTGTTTTTTTAGCAACTTGTTTAATTAAATTTGCACCAATATTTTTTAATGGATCTTTAAATGTAATTTGTTCTGCAACAGATACTCCATCTTTAGTTATAATATATTCTCCATATTTATTTTTATTAGGTATAATAACTGTAGCACCATTTGGTCCCATTGTAGCTTTAACAGCTTTTTCTAAACTATTAATACCTTCTATAATCTTATCTCTTGCTTCTTTTCCAAAATGTAATTCTTTATACATAATATTTATAATTAAAATTAACTTTATTTTTTAATAAATTACAAAAATATATATAATTTATATTTGCTGTTTTTGCAGCAATAGTTATTGAATCAAAAATTTCATTTGTATCTATATTAATTACTTTTTTAGACATTGGTTTTTTATGATTTTTTATAACTTTTTCTCTAGTTTCAACAGATAAGGTTCTTCCTTTTTGAATATTTGATATTTTTATTTTAAATTCTTCAGTTCTAAGTTTACCTTTATTTTTACTTGAAATTAATTCTTTTGTTTCTTTTGAATGTTTTTTACCTTTATTTGCTTTTCCAATTTTTAATTTTGTTTCCTCGGAACAAACTCTAAAACAACCTTTACTTCCTTCACCTCCATCAGTCATATTTACTAATAAACCTTTACCTAAATCTTTACGTCCATATTCTTGAATTAATAATATTTCTAATTCACAAGCTGTATCCCAATCTAAATTTTCTGCAATAATTTCTATATTATATTTAGACTTATTTATAATATTTAACCAATATTTATTTCTATTGTGTTTTTCTTTAGATCTTTTAATAGATCCAATACCCACATAGAAGATTTCATTTGTATCTAATCTTCTATGTCTATAAACAATATTATTATCTTTTTCTTCCATATTATTCAAATTTCAAACCTCCCTCATATATTCCCATAGCCTGTTGACCTTTCATTCTACCTTCAGTTTCTATTTTTTCTTTAATTAATTCTTTCTCTGCAGCTTTTAAATCCTGCATTACAACTTTAATCTTACTAATACCACCTACAATAGTTGTCAATGTAGTTACTGGTTTATTTCTATCATCACGTTCTTCTAACAGTTCTTTAGTCTTAGTTAAATACTCTGATATATCATTTGCAGCTAATAAAGCATTCTTATATAATTTACCTATTACAGTTAAACTTCTTTCTTCATAAAAGTTAATTGCATCTTGCATTATAGAATCTATCTTCCAATTATCAGGAAGTTGTAGATCTTTTATAATTTCCTCAGTTCTAAATTTAATATCTATAATTAAATAATCAGATTTAATATCCGTGTAGTAATATATAAATAACATCTCTTTTAATGCTAAATCTTTATTACGACTCTTATCGCGCTTTAGTATTTTCTTAAAAGGTTCTAAACCCCATATCTGATCTTCTACAGTTAGAACACCATCTTTTAACAAAAATCCATTCATATTTTTAATTTTGTGTTATACCTATAAAACCCGACTAGATTTCTCAGGTCGGGTTATAGTTTAATTATTTTACTTTCTTAGCTGGTGTTTCAATTTTTTCTTCAACTATCTCTTTAACTGATACAGATAATAAGTTTTTAATAGTTATTAATGCTGTAAGAATTGTTGCAGATTCTTCTGGTTTAAAAATACTTTTACCAATTGTAATATTTATTACTTGTTCAATAATTTGTAACGCTTGTTCTTTTTCCATATTTAATTTAATTATAATTTATTCGTTTGTTTGTAAATCTTTAGAGTTTATAAATCTTGTTTTAATTAATCTATCTTCAATAATAGCGAATATCTTACCATCATATTCAATAGGATCCAATTCAATTGTTGTAAATTCTTCATGTGAATTATTAGGATTAACTACTTTAGTTGTCATTTTATCTAAACTAAGTCTAACTTTATCACCTACTTCAACACTCATTACATTTGAACCTTTAGCAATAATATATTGAAACTGACTCATTGCATTATCAGATAGATCTAAACTATCTAATGTATTTTCTGTATTTAAAGTAATTATTACTTTATTAAACATTGGTTGTTCTAACCATTCCTTACTAATCTCTAAAGCATCATATGCTGTTACGTTCTCTTTCATCCTTTTCTTCTTTATTTTTTTGTAATCTATATTTATGTTTATCTACTATTTCTCCTGATGTATATACTTTTCCTAAGTATTTAAAAAAGAAGTTTGTTTTACAATTATCTATTTCTTCACCTGTCATTATATCTAATGACATTTTTCTAATCTCCTCATACATAAATCTAAACTGTGATTCAACTATTTCTTTTACTTCACAATCTCTAAGATTATTATTTAAACCTATTGTATGAATAATATCATTTACTTTTTTCTCTTGAATTTTATCCATTTGTGAAATCTAAAAATGTCATTCTATATGATTCAGTTGCTTTTGAATGTTTAATTGGTTCATCATATAAAGGATCGTGTTGTATTTTAAAAGTAACTTTATATTCTTTACCATATTCACCAGTTTCTTTTAATCTCTTTACATAAGCATTCCAATCAACCCAATCACTTTCTGTCCACCATTCAGTAGCAAAATCTCCTAAATATCCTTTAAAACAAGTTGTACTATATTCTTTAAATTTATCCATCTATAATTTTAAAATTAATATTAATAGTAAATGTTTTATTTTTCTTATCCATTTGAGGAATATATACAGATGATATTTCATTATTAATTATAACATTAGCTTTTCTAAGTTGACTATATATGTTTTCTAAACCTTGTGCTGTAATACCTAATTCATCTGTGATTAAAATTTTAGTATCATAATCAAATACTGTTTTCCATAGAATTTTATTATTAGTAATCTCTTTAGAAAACTGATAATGATAATATAATAATAAAGCAACTACTGTATAATGTTGTTTCTGAAGTTTATGAAAAGGTTTTAAAAACTCAATATATCTAAAGAAGAAATTTTTAATCTTTACATTTATAGTTGCGTTTTTAACATTATCCATAATTAATTTATTTTTTCAAAATTATCATTAAAGTATTGTTCAGCAACTAACCATTGATCATTGTGATCTTTTGGATTGCGAGCAATCATATCACCAATTTTTGGACTTCCATTTTTTAAATCTGCATCTGAAATTGAAACTTTAAATTCAGTATCTCTTAAAGAATGAATTACTTTATCATTTTTAAAATTAATTAAATCTAGTTTTGTAACACATCTTATTTCTGCAATTTGAATTCTTCTAAATTTTTTAAATTTACTTATAATAATTTCCATAATTAATAAATAGGTTTAATTTTTTGTTCTTTATTATATTCAAATATATTTTTAAATTCTTTTACTTCGTTCACTGAATTACATCTTTGACATATTTCATTACCATCATCATCTACTTCATATTGATTTGGTACAACTAATGTACCACAATGTTTACAAGCAAAGACTGGTTCTTTATCATAATCTTTTGTTTTATCATTCATAATTTCATTTATTTTATCTTTTATATTCTGTACCCATTCAGTATCATAGAATGGAAATACGTGCATCTTATTGACATACTCAACATACTTATATAATAAGTTAAGATGTCGGAGTAGTTCTTTTTTCATATTTAGTTTTAATGTTTAAAAGGATTAACCATCCTTCTGTTTCTTTACTTACATTTACAGTGTAACTAAATCTTGGATATTTACCTGTAAATAATTCCATTTTAGTTTGAAATGTATCTAATTGATCTAATGCTTTTTTTAAATCCTTTTCAAAAATTGTATATTCTTTTTCCATTTATTCAATTTTATTATCTATTTTATATAATTCCCAATCTACTCTTGACATAAAATCTGGAAACCTATCTGTGTTACAAGAACGTGATGTATAAACTCTTCCGGGATAATCACAACCGCATTTAATACATTCTCCTTTCTTAGCACAATCATCTTTACATTTTAACATTCTATATGCTATTTGCTGTTTGATATGTTCTGGTTGTAAATCTTTTGTAAATAATCTAGTATTACCTTCTATGAAGTTATAAATATTAGATAGTGTTATTTCTTTACTCATTATATATTTTTTTAATTTCTTCTTTACAAATGTTATTAAACATTTCCATCCAATTATCAGCTTCTTTTTGATTATTGAAATATACATAAAATTTAAAATTTCTATCTTTTACAGATTTTTCATTAAAGACTTTAGTTACAGTATCTTTAATTTGTTTTCTTGTAATACAACCATATTTAGATTGTTCTTTATTCTCCATTATCTAATCTATTAAATAATAATTCAGAAGTTAGTTCTCTTGGAAAAATTACTTCAAATGTATTATCATCTTCAGTTTGTATATACTTACATTCATCCCAATATAAACTAATTCTTTTTTCTGTTTTATCACTAATAACAAATTCACTATTATGCTGTTTAATAAAATCAGCAACTTCATCTGAGACTTGTATTTTTTTATTCATTACTTAATCTACTTAGTATTAAACTTTTCTCCATTGAATCTAAATCTCTACCAATTAACTCTGGTACAATAGAATCAATATTATCTTCTGTAACAGGTTCTGGTAGTGTTTTAAGATAATCAGATAATTCATTAATCTGTCTTAATTTAGTATAAAATGTTTTAACTTGTTTCTTAGTATTAAGTTTATCTAAAACATTTGCTTTTCTATTTCCGTTTTTTGTAAATGTATGCATTATCTTTTTATATTTCTAAGTTCTGTTTCTAATTTATCTACTTCACTAGAGTGGTTCATCCACATCTCTGTATTATAATCAATTTGGTCTTCAATCTTTTTAATATTTTCTATTTTAGAATCATCTTCTAAATATTTATATTTATGTAAAATATAATATAAATCATCTTTATCTAATTTAAATAATTCTGAATATCCCATATTAAGTGTTCCAAAACCAGAGTCTTGATCTTTAAAAGCTATAGCAACATCTTGATTTCCTTCACTACCATCATTCATTATTTGTTTAAATTTTAAATATCCATTCAAATAACTTTTAACATTTAAACTACTCATTTTGTAATTTTGTTACTTTATATTTCTTTTCTAATTCTTTTACGAATTCTTCTACTGATAATGGTTGACCATATCTTTTAGTTACATTAAATGTCATCCAAGCCATTTCCCATACTCTAAATTCTTGTAATAACTCTTCCATTATAATCTTTCAAATTTTAAATACTTAGGATTTTCTTTACCCCATCTATCTATATATTCTTTTAATTCATTATCTGTTTTAGATGGGAATATATTTCTCCAATATTCTAATTCTTTAGGGTTATTTTTATCTATCATAAACATTTTATCTTGTGTTGATTTTCTCCAAAAATCTTTTTCTATATTAATTTCTTCTTCAGTTCTTAAATCTATAAGTTCTCCGTTTCTCATTAAAATGTTGTGTTTAAAATTTTAGTATCTATTATTGTATCTCCAGTTTTATTAAATAATATATGTGACTTAACATAACCAGTCTTATTCCTAACAAATATTTGCACTGTAGGTACATTGTCATCTCCTAGAAACATTCCAACATTCACATCATTAAGACGGTTTCCTCTCCACTTCTTAGTGTAATAATTATACATATTAAAAATATCTTTTTGATTAGCTATAATATGTTGTTCTATTTCGTTATATTTATTCTGTATGTTTATTAGCATTTTTATTTGTTTATTAATTTTGGTATAAAGTTTTGATCTTGACTAAGAATCCATTTAATATAATCTTCTTCTGAAATTAAACCTTGACTATTTAAGTTATTAATAAGTGGTCCTAACATTCTATTCATTTCTAAAATACTTTTTTTATTTAAATATTCCTGATGTCTTTCTCGATCTTCTTTTTTGTATCTTTCAAGTTTATCATTCCATTCTTCATTATAATATTGTGTATTATCTTCTTCCATTATTTATTTAATTTACCAATTTTTAATTTTATTAAAAAAATCTGTAATTATTTTAATTAATAATTGATCTTTGGTTAAACTCCAATCATTATGATATTTCATTATATCTATTTAATAAAAAGTTAGTAAAAGCATTATTATCAAATCTTCCATTTAAATCAATATACATTCTAATATCTATTGAAGTATTATCTGGTAATGTAACTCTACATTTATCTTTAGTTATTAACTCTGACCAATCTTTAAATCCAATAGGTTGTTGATCGTTATAAATAACTTCTATATCAAAGTCACAATATTGTTCTAATTTATTCTGTTTAAAACCTGTCATCTAATCTTTAATTTTTAATTCTATGCAAAGATAAACTATTTATTTGTAAAAACCTAATTTTTTAACATTTATTTTACAATTATTTTCCATAAATGTAATCTAGTATCTTACCTACTAATCCACTTCTATGATTTTCTTTCAATTTTACGTGAGCAATCCCATCTATATTTTTAGATAATTCAATTGCAAAATCTAATCCAGTAACACCTTCATTAATATCTCTTTGAGATTGATCACCATTAATAATAATCTTACCTGTACTACCAAGTCTAGTTAAGATAGCTTCCATCTCTTTAACTGTAAGATTTTGAGCTTCTTCAACAATTAAAATATCATCGATAGTTTTACCTCTAATAAACTGTATAGGTAGTGCTTGTATCTTACCATTTTTAACAAAATCATCAATCTTCAATCTATCCATACATTTATATAGATTCTCAATTAAAGCTTCCATATAAGGATTAAATTTATCTTTCAAATCTCCAGGAAGAAACCCTAGTGATTTACCAACCTCAACTGCACTTCTAGCAACTAAAAGTTTATCTATCTGTTTAGTATTTAAAAAGTCTAATGCTGTTACAGCTCCTACAAGTGATTTACCAGAACCAGCTCTACCAGTGATGATAGTAATTTGATTCTCAATAATTGTTTGTTTAGCTAACTTTTGTTCTTCATTAAGTTGAACATTATATTTTATATCACTTTTACGTACTCTATTTGCTTGGTGCATATTATTTATTTAAATTAATTTTTAATCTATTAAAGTCTTTTCTATATAAGACAACATCATCTCCTTCTAATATTTTTTTAATCTCTTTTGGATTTAATCCTAATTCTTTGTATTTAGAAACCCAGTTATTATTCTGTTCTTTAAGTTGTTCAATTAAAATTGCGTAATCTAATGTAGTCTTTCTAAAGCTACCTTCTGTAGACCTATCTCCTAAATGAAATAAGATCCAATCTAAATCTTCACATAGTATAACTTCTTTATTACATTCAATTAAAAGAAATGTTCCTGCTGATGCTATATATCCAGTTAGATATACTTTAATATCGGGATGGTTATTAATAAAGTGTAACAGTATTCTCATTGCATGTGGATTACCACCAAGTGTTGTAAAAAATAAATCAATTGAATTGTAATTAGATAACTTATCAATTAACTCTTGTACATTCTCAGGCTCTATATCATTCTCAAAGTGATATACATATCTTTGAGGTTCTTCCGATGATTCTAATTCATCTAACAAAGCATTTATTAAATCTTCTTTTCCCATATATGACTCATATTTTAATTATAGTACAAAGATAAGGAATTAATTTTTAATATCCTAATAAAAAGTGAAAAACTTTTAAATTATTTCAATTTAATGCAAAAAAAAGACCTAACACGATTGTGAAAGGTCTTAATATAAGTTTCCTATAACTATAATATTAATTATAAGTTTATTTTAAATAATTAGTTAACAATTAAACACAAAAGGGTTTCCCAAGAAATCTAATTCTTAGGAACCACTTGGCTTATATAGTTTGTTGAAGTCGTCATACCCTTAAAACCCGTTATCTATTCACATATCTCCTTTTGCCCTCGATTGTATATCTAAAATATACTGTTAAATAGCAACAACCA